TAGTAAGCGCACAGGAATTGCTGCACATTTATTTTTGTAGCAACGCTATGAGTTGCCCCACTCGCAATAGTGGTTGATGATGAGACGCTGTTAATTACAGTTCCTGTATAATTAATTATGTTGGCCTGGCCGCGGGCTATGCAGATAATATTGCTTCCATCGAACTCGACAAGAGATATAGCCTTATCCGCTCCAGATACTCCCGATTGTACAGTTGTGTACGTGAACGGGGTTACAATACTGCCTCCTGATATTTGCACAATATTTGCGCGTATATTTACATCGGAGTATCCAGACACTAAAAGAGCGGCATTACTTGATAGTTTAAACCATTTTGGGAAGCCTGATACGGTTCCCCCGCTTGGTGCCTGAGTGGTTTCAAATGTGCTAACCACAGATGTTCCCGATATGGTTAGGTAAACCGTACCCTGTCCTGATGATCGCTGATACGTTAACAAAGCTTCTGTGGAGCTAAGTGACACAAGCGCAAGCGGAGAATTTGCAGCGGAATTTATCAGTAATGGCGTTCCAATGGTAATGGTGCTTCCTGATATTGTGAGAACAGCAACATAAGTTGAACGAGGTGCAGAAGTTCCTACATTATAGGCGATCAGCGCGGAGGTTTCTGAAATCTTTACCACATCTACAGACTGAAACTCAGTAGCCACAGTTCCATTCACAAGTGTTTGAGTGGATCCGGCGCTCAGTGTGGTTGGCGTTAGGATTGTGCTTATGAATCCCTGCAAATCATTGCTTCCGCCAGAATCAAACATTACCGTCAAAAGCGATGAATTGCTGAGTTGAATTGTTTTTACAACGCCAGTTGAATAAGTGGATGATGGTGACTTAAGAGTGCTTAATCCAGACAGTGTAATTGCTTGCGATAAGGTAAGACCTCCGCCACCAAATCCCATCATGAAGTTTGAGAAATACATTAAGCGTCATTCCCTGCATCCGTGGTGAAGTAAATCACAATGCCTATAAGCTTTGCATCTGCCGCCATAGTATCAGATCCGTTGGCCGTATCACGCCCTACACGATAAGATGCTCTTTCTCCAGCAGCCGGACTTCCTGATATGGTAATTGCCGAGCTTTCATCAGAAATAAGCTGGCGGTTAGCAGCAGATTGCACGTTATCAATAACCGTTACCGCTGTGCCGTATGTTGCATCAAATGCCTCATTATCGCCCACCGCTACACCTTGCAGTGTCCACGCTACACCGCTCGTATCAGATGCTGTGGTTGTCCAGTACGCCCTAAATGTTACCGTTCCTTCGTTCCATGAAGGGGGCATAGCCGCCTCAAATTCAGCATACTCAGGTGAGCTTGGATCAAAATCGAGAGATTTAACGGAGGGTTTTCCTGATGAAATCGAAGTAACCACAAGGCTTTGGCAACCACTGGTTACGCTAGGCTCCATTGCTTTTGCTGGAACCCATACGGCCTGCTTACCAATTTTTGCGCGATCATTGAATATTTGATATGTATCGGTACCATCGCACATTACAGCCACAATAAATCCTTGTGGAACCGTAATACCGGTTCCGCCGGATGTTTTTATGGTAACCGTATAATTTCCAGTGGTTGCATTCCATATCACATAGGTTTTGGTAACCGCGGGAATCGTAACCGTCCTATTTGCTGGAAGCACACCGGTAAATTTTAGCATGGCGCTACGGGCTTCGTCAGCAGCACCATTGTTAGTGGTAAGGGTTGCGTCACCGGCAGCAAGTGCAACAGAGGAAAGACCGGAAACAGCATCCTCAATCAACTCAAATACGTTGTTATTGAGTATCTGTCCCCAGGTGTTATTTTTTTCACCATCCGCCATTTTCTCAAAGCGTAAGATGCTGGTAAATGTAGATGCCATACTATTAATATCCCCTTATGATTGCGTTTGCAGGATCACCTGTTGGCCACACAATATTAAACTGTCCATCTGGATTATAGGATGTCCCGAAATCTATTACCGCTATGGCTCGATTAGCTTTTGTTGAATTATAAAGAAGTCCAGCACGCACATCACTTAGATAAACCAACGGAAACTCTGTATCCTCAAAGTCTACCAACATCATTGAACCAGCACCTACATCACCCTGCGTTAATGGGTTAAGCTTTGGAAATCCAGATGAAGGCGTTACTATTTCTCCGCCTGGAGTATATCCGGCGCCAGAAACTTCGTTAGTGGTTGTGTATGCTGTTGTGCCAATATTAAGTGTTGCAGCGCTGGTATAAAGCGCGAGCTTGATCGTATCCGTTCTGAAATCATGGATACCCTGCACAAGCTCCAGTTTAAATGATGCACATATTCCGTGAACGCTTGCCATTATACAGTAGCCTCCACTTTAGAATTTGATTCAAGAGGGGCAAAATCCTTACGGCGCATAGTCTGCAATTCTTCCCGCGCCTTTGGAAGCATGTCATTATAGTCATCGCTCCACTCCTGAACACGACCATCACCTTTTGACATTAAGAACTTCTCTGACTGAATAAGGCAGGAATACAACAGTAGATCACCAGCATGGGTAGCAATCCATGTAGTCTGGTTGCTGGAGTTAAATACTGGGCGTATCAATATGCGCTGCTCGTAATTAAATGCGGCATTAGGGGTTGGGACAACAAAGAATTGGGTCTCGCTAAATTCATTCATGTATTTGGGACTGCCTGTATTGGAAAGAACCGGCCAATAATTCAGGCAGAAATCATAATCACGAGAAAGCAACTGTTTGCGCTTGTTACCGTCATTGCTATCGATATAATAAAATGACTGCAAAGAAAGCATATCGGTTTCACGATTCACCACATTTAAATTCGGAGTGAAGCTCCCGGTTGCGGTGCGTTTAAATATTTCAAGATCCAAGTCTCGGACAACCTTTTCCAGGCCGTTGGCAATAATTGTGTCAAGGTTGGCAACAAAATCAACGCCATTATCCTCTGTATATGCCTGCAATGCCGTCTTAAGGGTATCGTATGTAAATGCCGTCATATCCGCCTAACCATTAAAAACTATTGACTCACCAGAGTCAGTTACAATCCAGCTAACGCCATCGCCGGTTACCCATAAAACTTCACCGGTAGATTTAAAAACTATGGCATCTCCACTGCTGCTTATAATGCGCTCCCCACTTACATCCGTCAACCAGTGGCCAACGCCGCCCGTGGTAACCGAGGATGTAAAATTTCCTAGCGTATAATTCTGCTGCATTCCGCCATAAGCATTTCCGGTATTTATATCATAGGCCGGAAAGGTAACGGTAGTTTCATATATATCAGCACGTGGTGCCTGAATGCGCGTCATTTGCGCGTCAAATAATGGCTTTAGTTTTTCCTGCGGCTGAGGTGGATCATACCATTCACGGCGAACATATATGCCCTTTTGGTATCCGTCTTTTACCAGGTCACTTAAGCGGGTCTTTTTTCCAGACCTTGCGCATTCACCGTATGCATTATCTGGATTTGAGTATTTCATAGCGCATACCTACCTATTTAAATTGCAGGTAAACTGAGTTGGCCCATTATCACTATCTTCATACATCGCAAGGTTTACAGCATCCCTTTCAAGCAGCACCTTTTCTTCAAGACGGCTTTCCGCATATTTTTCTGCCAGGCGACGCGCAAGTGATGCACAAATAGCATCATACCAAATATAAGGAATATCAGGATTATCAGAGCCATAACCAACATCCTCATTGCGCACTATGGCGCTCAGTATCAGGCTGTTTGCCAATGTATCAAAAGCTGGCCATACATATGCGACTGGTGCATTGCGCTGCTTATCAAGGAATATGCGATCAGTGCGACTTCCTGTTTGCGTTTTATTTGCTATGTAATCGTAATCCTGCCTGCCTATTTGGTACACAGGGGTATCGGTCACCCTGCCTGTGGTAATGCGATGCACGCACGTAAATATACGCAGGACACGTGGGTTTAGCGTAAAGCTATTCTGGCCAATGGATGTTGGGGTAAGTGTGAAATGCTCTACCTTGTACTGCCTCATTCCCCTATTGTGCCAATCGACAAATAAGAGGGAGATGGAACGTAGGGCAGATGCAATATGCTCACCGGTAATGCTTGCCGCACGCACACCTATACGCTCAAACGCCTCAGTGAGAACGTCTGCATTTTCAAGCCCAAAACTATAGGTATTGGTCGTTGACATTGCTTATTATCTTACCCTTCTTGCGCGAATCATGCCATATGCGCTCATAGTATTTGTTGCAAAGTTTCCGCGTGCGACAAGATACACCGTTGTGTCTACTGCTACCGAGAATCTTGCTGGAGGAATTGGAACGCTCACATCAGCACCATTACCAAATATTGTTGTGTTTTGCACATACCAACTAAGACGATCAAGAGATGAATCCAAAGTATTTGTTGTTGTCGATAAAGAAAACCTTGCATCAAATAAGTTAGTTGCTGCGTTTCCAAGGAGAAATCCATTTGCACTCACATCCCAATCACCAGGCGTAAGTGTTATGCTCGTAACATTTACACTCGTGTCGTCCGTTAATGATATTGCAGATCCGCTTGACACGGTAGATGACATATACTCACCTACATAACCGGCGGTGGCCGAGTCATTGGTAGCTGTTCCCTCTACTTCCGCCCCTTTATTGCCCTGTCCCTTTAATTGAAGAATAACATTGGCATCTGTGGCTGATACAGCGGCAACACTTGGAGCTACGCCAGTTGCCTCGCTTGTGGAAAGCAAATAATTAACGGCGGTACCGGTGCTGCGGAACTGCATTACATCAAGACTGTTTGATGTTACTCCCGGCCTATTGCTTACAGGAAGATAAAGGCCATTTACCGGAGGGGTTCCGCTTGTTACGTTCAAACGAAGCGCTTGGGTTAGTGCGCCCTGGATATAAGTCAGAATCTGCGAAATAGTGATCTTCTGCGTATTATTCGCAGCATTATCGATAGCAATCTGATCGGTTGCACTTGCTGATCCGGCGGCTGGTAGTTCATATATCTGTTTGTCTGTCATTAATTTAGCACCACAAATGCTACCCGTGTTTCTGCTGTAGCTGCTGCATTGAGATTGATTGTGAAAGAGCCTGACCCGGCTGTAGCACTGGCTGATTTAGCCGTAACGTCTGACGACATTAGGGTGAGCAGGATAACACTATTCGCTGTTACCAGAGAATTTGTAACCACTAAACTGCTTGCCGCCGCCGCAAAATTAACGCTACCAGAACCTTTGTTAATCGTCTGTGCGCCAGTAGTTCCACCTGCTGTTAATGTTTTATCAACATTTAGCGTATCCGAGATATACGACGACATGCGGGGTACACCGAATATCGTAGTCATTTCAAGCCATTCTTGCGGCCCAAAGGTGATGGTTTTTCCCATACAGTTGGTTATGCCGGTAGCAGAATTAGTGACTACCGCACCATCATTAAAGTGTAGTAACACTCTATGTCCATTAGGAAGGGTTTGGGTTACTCTGGCTGTAGCTGTGGCTCCAGAGCCATCACCAGTAATCGTAACAGTAGGTGTTGAAGTATATCCTGTACCATAAGAAGTCATATTATAGCCAATGACAGCCCCATTATATATGCGAGCAGTCGCCGCTGCACCTGATCCGCCGCCACCAGAGAAACCTACTGTAGCAGTAGTATAACCTGAGCCACCGGCAGTAGGATTAACAAATGCTACACCATCAGCAATTACATCTCTTGACCATGTGGTAACGGTAGAAATAGTGGGGGCAGTTGTGGTTGTGTAAACAAATTCCTGGAAGTCAGGAATACGAAGCGTACCGCCAGAAGGATTGATAGCATAATTACTCGTAGCCGCAGCGGTCCATGTATTGCCTTTAAGTGTAGATGATTGATGGGCATTCCAAAAAAGGCAGTCTTGTAGCCCTCCGGTTCCGGAGATATAGAAGCTGTTGTTGTTAAATTTAAGGTCTTCACAGCCGTGAACAATCTGCACACCCCAAACACCAGAATTATCTATATCTATAATGTTATCGCTTATTACAAGATTGCGACACGCATACGGGAAGTTTCCTCCCGCGCCACCCTCAACTGGGATAACATAAATACCCGTGGCCTGGGCATTACGTGATACATTATGAGATAAAACAGTTCCTATGGAACCGCCTGGCCCAAAGTTGATGTAGTTGTTATCGCAGATATTCCCGGTGATCGTACAATAGGCCGCGCCACCGGAGTCAATGCCATATCCGCCGCCAGTACCATTGTCGGCGCAAACATTGTTAGATAGAATGGAATTGCTTGGGGAGAATACTATGCCGCCCGCACTGCCATTAGCGGTGTTGTTGTTGTTACAAACATTATCACTGACTACATGGCCATCACCATAGATAGCGAGGCCGTAGCTCACATTGGAAAATGCCTTAACACCCTTAACATTAAACCCTACAGCCGTAGGTGCCGCATGCGTGTATATACCGCCAGAACTAAAGTTGCCAATAGCCATACCTGATGAGCCATTAAGGTAGTATTTACCACCCAACACAGAGCAGTTGCTCATATAACTGCCCGCGTTAGTAAATACCGCTTCAAGCCCAAGGCGAGAATTACTGTAACCCTCACAGTTCAGCCATGTGACGTTATTTGCATACCAGTTTGTGTAGCCGCTATTTTCGTTGCCATACGCATAGCAGTCTTGCAGGTTGTAGCGGCTAGATGTAACGGTGTAGTCACCGATGATTAGTAGTCCACTGCCGGTGCCGTTAGAGTTGGTGCCATTGGCGTTAATAAACCCGCAGTCTATAAATGTTACGCTATTGCATGCCGAACTTAGAGTTACTGAGTTTGCATCTACTGTGGAGGCGACACTCTTATTGCCATCAAATTCTATACCCTCAAAATAACAATTATCTCCTGAGATGGTTACTAAAGCATTTCCTGAAACAGATCCATTTCTACGAAGAATACTTTTTCCGCGAACCCCGATAATGGTAGTTTTGTCCGTTGTTATAAATATCGGATTTATCATGTATGCAGATGCAGATGGCGGAACATACAAAGAAGCACCAATAGCGTTGGCGGCAGTTATTGCGTTATTGAAAGAAGTGGTGTCATTTGTTACACCATCACCCACAGCACCATAACTTTTTACGCTAACTATATTGAGTACGTTTATTACGGAGTCGCGTGCGGCAATAGCTGCTGTGATTCCGCGAGTTTGACGCGAAGCATTATCAACAACGAATACATCTGTCGCAGATAGCGAGGATGCAGAGGTTAAATCTGATATTTGCTTAGGTAACATTATTTATTCCTACTCACCTACAAACGCCCATACGCGCACGATACCAGCGCCCGAATTACTGCCCGCGCCACCGTTGCCGCCTATAGCAGAGCCGCCGCCTGAGCCGCCAAAGCCAAAACCTGCACCAGAACCCGCAGCACCGCCAACACCGCTACCTTGTGATCCGCCGCCGCCGCTGTTAAAGGCGAAGGCGCTGGCGTTCAGTATGACAACGGCCAGGAAGTGTGGACTGCTCGTTATAACCATGAAACGGTTGCTCTTGCTTACTCCATGACTATGGAAGCACGCATGGATAACCTTTATGGCAATATCGGTAATAAGTATTCCAAAGCACTCGCTCGCTCATTGCAGCACACGAAGGAAATTAAGGGTGTCAATATCCTGAATTATGCCTTTACTGCTGCAAATGCTTTTGGTGATGGTAAGGAGCTTTGCGCTACCGATCACCCATTGGCATACGGTGGCACTCTGGCAAACGAGCTTGTTACTCCGGCAGATTTGAGCGAAACCTCAATTGAGGACGCTCTGACTGCTATTGCTGGCTTCGTTGACGATCGCGGCCTTCCCATTCAAACCACTGGCGTAAAGCTGATTGTTCCAAAAGAACTTCGCTTTGAGGCTCATCGCATTCTGTATTCTGATCTTCGTGTTGGCACTCCTGACAACGACACGAACGCTCTCAAGGATATGGGCTTGCTTCCTCAAGGCTATAAGATCAACCATCGCCTTACCGATCCTGATGCATGGTTCATCATCACGGATTGCCCAGACGGTTTGAAACACTTTGTGCGTATGCCTGTGTCTACCTCGACTGAAAACGAGTTTAATACCGGCAACTTCTTGTTCAAAGCAATGGAGCGTTACGCATTCGGTGCTACCGATCCACGCGGTGTGTTTGGTACGCCAGGCGCATAAGACAATATAATATGAATTTCCCCTCCGATGTAAAAATTGGAGGGGATTCCTAAAAGAGGTTTTCAATATGTCTAAACATTTAATTTCTCGTGCAGATACAATCTTTAGCGGCTCTTCTTATTATGCAAAATATAATAAAGAAGCTCTCCCCGTAGCTGGTACCAAGGTTGATTTTCCCCTGTATTATTCGTTCGGCGCTGTAGTCGGCGCGGATCGTGATGGGCTTGTAACTTCGGTTGATCCCGCTTCTGGCGCGACGCTGACGCTTCGCTCTACCGTTACCGGTATGACCAATACCGGCGGCGTTGTGACGCTGGATACGCCACGAAACGTAACCATTTATTCTGCTGCCGATCAGACAACCCGCTCTATCTCTGTAACGGGTACTGATGAATACGGTGAGCCATTAAAGGAAACCATTACCGGTCCCGATGGTACGAGCGCAGTTAAGATTTCTGCTGGTAACAAAGCGTTTAAAACCATTTCCTCTATCGTTGCCACGGGTGATTTTGGCACTATTGAAGTTGGCTTCGGTGATAAGATCGGCCTTCCTTTCCGTGTAGATAGTGCGCAGAAAATATTACCAATTGTAAATGGTGATGTTGCTGCACCTCATATTTTGACATCAACTATCGCCGCTATCGGTACCGCTCAAAGCACTGCGGTTATCAGCCCTATCGGTGGTTTTATCACCAAAGTAAGCGGTGTTTCTGCTGCTGCAAACGCCACGGCATCCTCTACTGTTACGGTAACAAACCAAGGAAGTCTGGCTGGCGCTGTTGCATCAACAACCGTTGTTTTTGCCAACAATTACGCGGCATATGCTGCGCAGGCAAGTACAGCTATCAATAATGCATCCATTCCCGCTAATGGCGTGTTGCGAATCGATACTGACGGTACTGGTGATGGTGCTGGCCAGGCAACTATATCGGTTCAGGTTGAGCCTGCTGTTGTTACTCCTGCGGTTGATACCGCGGCCACGGCAACCACTGGCGATATTCGTGGGACGGTAAACTTTGGTCTTATTCCAGATGGCAGTAAGGTTCTTGGCGTTCTTCTTTTGTCTCCTACGCGCACCACGAAAGAACTTGCATTTGGCGTGACTCAGTTCGCTGGATAATTAACTAGACTGCGGTGTCTTGGCGGGAATGTGAACTAGATTCTTGTTCCCGCCTTTTTTAAGAGGAATAGAAAATGCGATCAAACACCCTAACTCTACCACTTGCTACAGCGGAGGCTGATGGAATTTCGGCATCA